AAACGTTAAAAGACAGTTAACAAAAATATTTGTTACTGACAAAAACTATCGTGAAGAATCACGTAACGTTGCTGGAGTTAATGTACAAACAATCGAAACAGATTTCGGTAAAGTTAACGTAGTCTTGAACAGACACGTCAACACACAACAGTTGTACGTTATATCCGCTGAATTGTGCGTACCAGTATTTATGAACATCCCAGATAAAGGATTCTTATTCGTAGAACCACTTGCAAAAGAAGGTGCTGCTGAAAAGTTCCAAATTTATGGAGAAGTTGGATTAAAGTATGGTAATCCTAATGCACATGGAAAAATTGTTAATATTGCTGCTATCTAAGTAGTAAGTATTAATTTAAGAATTGACCGACTTTCGAGTCGGTCTTTTCTTTTTCTATGTTAAAATTCGATGATGGATTATGTAGATAAAGATGGTGTAATACACAAAGACTATCCAGCAGAACAAGCAGAGAAGCGCGGATATAAACCACTAGATGATAAAGCTAGTGTAAAAGAAAAGGTCAGTGTAAAAGCAACCAAAAAACAAGAAGAGGAATAATGAGTTGGTACATGCTTAATGGCGAAGCAATATTTTTTGAAAATGATGAACTTATTGCAAAAGAAATGAGAAAAAAAATAGAAGCTATTGAACCACCAGATGCAGCTGGCGGAGCATGGAAAACAAAAACAGGTAAACGAAGAGTAGCGGCACAAAAACTTAAAACATTAGAAGAAGAGTAAATAATGAGCAATAAAGTATTTTTACGACCAAGTTATTGCACAACTTCTGAATATGAGACAGTTACAGGTAGAACTGCTGCAACAGATTCAGTTACGTTGGCAAAACTAAAGCAAGCATCAGATATTATTGATTATCACGTCAATGTTGCATTTAAAGTAGATTCATCTGGTAATCCAACAAATGTTGATGTACATGACATCCTAAAAGAATCAACTGCATATCAAATGGAATACATGGTCGAATTAGGACTAGAAGATTTTGACAAACTTGAACTTACTGGTCAAGTACAATTAGGTTCTTTAAAATTAGATAAATTCCCAGATATATTAGCACCACGAGCAAAAAGATTATTAGTAAATCATGGGTTCTTAGGACATACTGCCGCAGTATTTTACAACTACGATGATTCTTTACCTAAAGCAATTACTGATGACCAGACATTTGAATAATGGGTATAATAAGTCCACTATTGAAGCACAGTGCAACAAGAAGTTCATTACAAGGCATGTCCGCTTATGGAGAAGTATTTGATACTAGCGAATCTATTAAATGCAGAATAGAACCACAATCTAAAAGAGTATCAACTGAAGAAGCAAACGAAGTGTTAGCATCTGCAAAAATGTATGCAGAGAAGGACCAAACATTAGAAGTTGGAGACAAAATTATATTTGATTCAGTAACCTATTTTGTATTACAAGTCAATAAGATATATGGATTAAGTAATGTAAGTCATATTGAAGCAGATTTAGGAGTTGATACAACAAGTGGGTAGAGCGTTTACATTTGACTGGTTCGGAGATTCAGTAAATAGAAAAATTAAAAGTGCAGAGACAAGAGGATTAATCAAGGCATTAGATTTTATAAAAGGAGAATCAGTAAAGATAGTTCCAAAAGATACTGGCGACTTAGAGAAATCTGCAAACGTCAAAGTTAGTATGGATGGAACACAAGGTGCAGTTTTTTATGACACTGATTATGCAATTAGGCAGCATGAAGAATTAAATTATAGACATGCTGAAGGTAGAACTGCAAAATATTTAGAGATACCATTTCAAGAAAATATGGTTAATGCTTTACAGATAATGCAAATAGAAATAAATAAGGAGACTAAATAATGTTAGCTTCTGAAGTAGCTGAATGGGTAGGCGCAAACATCACAAGTTGTAGTTTTGACCCAACTGGTGTAACAGGAAATGTTTTTATATCTACTATGCCATCAAGTCCAGATACAGTTGTTATGGTAAGCGAGTATGGCGGTATAGTAGATGACAAAAATCCATTTAGTGATATTAATGTTCAAGCGAGAGTACGCGGCACAAAAGACCCAAGAGTTGGATATAACGTAGCGAAAGAAATATTTGATGAGTTGCAAGGACTTACAAATACTACGCTAATATCAAGTGGTAAGCATGTTGTCAAAGTCAACGCGCAAAATACTCCAATCGATATTGGACGTGATGACAATGGCAGACATGAATGGACAGTCAATTTTCAAATTGAGGTCCGAGACGTAGGAACTAACAGAAGTTAGTTAAAAAAAAAGGAAAGAAATGGCAAACGCAAAAGTAGCAGCTAAAACTGCAACATGGGAAGTATCACAAGATGGTGGTTCAAGTTATAACACAATCAATGGTATTACCGACTTTTCTATGTCTAACAGTCCGACAGATGCTGATATTACCGATTTCGGTAGTGGTGTAAATACAGAGCATAAAGTAATCAGAAGGGCTATTGAGTTCACACTTAATGGTTTTTGGCTAGAAGATGATTCAACAGGAGATATTGATACTGGACAAGAAGTCATCTATGATGCTGGTAAATCTGATACACCTTATGTTTATAAGCTAACTACTAATGGTGGTTCAACAATCGTGTTCACAGGAACTGCGGTGTTTACACTTGCAGGAGATGTTAATAATGTTATGACATGGAGTGCAACAATAAGAGCAACAGGCGCAGTTACATATACTGACGCTTAATCTTATATAGAAGAAAGGTAAATCGTGAGTGGAGATGAAAACTATAAAGACTTCGATGCTGCTTGGGAAGAGCAAGTAGCAGAACCATATATCGTAAAGATACGCGGTAAGAAGTATGAACTACCAGCTTCGGTATCGGCAGCGTTTATGTTGGAGATAACCAAGATTACAAATCAAAAAGGTGTTAACGACAACTTGAATGCTGCTGATATAGGCGCACTAATAAATGCGCTATTTGGTAAATCAGTAGTTGAAGAATGGATGGATGAGGGCATGTCTTTACCACAGTTAAATGACGTTCTTTCACACATGCTAAAAGTTTATGGACTGGATGGTAATAGTGATGCTGACCCAAAAGTTATGACCCAGCAGAACAAAAAATCAAGCAAGACCAAGTAAAGAAATTTTTTAGCAACTGGACTTCAATAGAAGCTGATTTTCAAAGAGAATACCGAATTGACTTAATGCCAGAAATAAAGTCTGGTATGTCATGGCGTAGGTTCATTTTGTTATATAATTGTTTGAGCAGCGCAAGTGTAACAGTAGAATTGCAACAATATGAACAACAGAAAATACAAAGTGGAACAAGCGAGATTACAACCGATAAACAACTCGACAGGTATCTTAAATCTCAATTTGGAGATTAAATAATGGCGTTAACAGTAGGCGAACTTAGCGCAATCTTAAAAGTAGAAAACAAACAATTTGAAGAGGCACTTCGTGATGCCAAAAAAGCATTAGAAAAAGCAGCATTTGAAGCAGAAGAATTTGGCGATGAAACCGATGCTGCGTTCAAAAAAAGTAAGAAATCAGCAGACAAACTTGAAGATGCTATTGAAGATATTACCAAAGATGTTAAAAAAGCTAAAACGCCAATGGAGAAACTTGGGAAAAATATAGGCACTGCATTTAAAGTTGGTGTTGTTATTGCATTTGGTAAACAGATAGCTGACTTAACAATGCAAATGGCTAACTTAGCACTTGAAGCAACAGAATCCGCAGCAGCATTTGAAATAACATTCGGCAGTGCTACAAAAGAAACTACAAGATTTGTTAATGACATGGCACACGCATTTGGTATGACAAGAGCAGAGATGCAACAACAAATGGCGGTAACTGGTTCAATTATTCAAGGTATGGGCTTTACATCAGACGCAGCTGCGCAAATGAGTACAGACATTATGAATTTATCTGGAGACTTAGCAGCATTTATGAACATACAAGAAGGTGCAGTTTTACCAGCACAAGCTATCACTAAGGCGTTAACAGGAGAGCGAGAGATGCTTAAAAGTATGGGTATCGTATTACGTCAAGTAGAGATAGACCAAAAAGCAATGAATATGACTGGTAAAGAAAGCGTATCACAACTAAACGACCAAGAGAGAGCAGCTGCATCACTCACATTAGTTGAAGAAAAAATGGGTCATATTAAAGGTCAGTTAGCTAGAGAAGCAAAAGGTGCTGCAAACCAAATGCGTCAATTAAAAGCAGAATTTAAAGAAGCACAGACAGAAGTAGGTCAAGCATTACTACCAGCATTTGCAACATTTATACCAGTAGTAAGAGAATTAATACCAACTTTTAAAGAAGTTATGGCAACAGTAGCGAATGTTGTTCAAATATTAATGAACGCATTGATGCCAGCTTTAGACCCAGTAAAAAGAATAATTACTGATTTAATACCACTTGTAGAATTTGCAGCTAGATTATTTGGTAATTCTTTATCAATAGCACTACAAGCAGTAGGTGCAATTTTAGATGTTACTTTAATACCATTACTTAATGGATTAGCAAGAGCTGCTGAAATAGTTATGAACGCATTTGGTATATTGACATCACAACAAGAAGAATATTTACGTTCTGCTGAAACTGCTGAAGGCATAATATTTCGATTAAACGAAGCATTAGAATCTGGCGTTCCAGCACAAGACGCATTTAATGTAGCGATGGGAGAAGCTAATGACTTAGGTATTGATAATGCCAGCATCATGCAAGATGCTACACAAGCTGCATTTGGTTTTTCAGAAGAGAGAAGAAACCAAATAAAAGAAGAAATTAAATTAAAAAAAGC